TTATGCAAAAATAATTTCCTTTTCCACAATCTCCCTCGCACAAGCCCTTATGTTATTGAGGCATCCTGTCCATTCTAAGGCGTTTTCTGCCTTTAGCTGTTCCGTTATGCCCTGTGCCTGTTTCATACCCTCTATGAGCCTTTCAAAGCGTTCCTGTGCCTGTCTGTTGATGTCGGCAAGGTAGGCGTTTAGCCTGCCGCTTGTAAGAAGATTGGTGTATGTAACTTTACGGTACTGTTTTAGATAATCTAAATGCCGTTGCCCCCAGATGCCTATTGCCTGTTCTTCTTCGGCGGGTACAGTTAAGCACGGTATCAAATAATCCCCTTGCCTTTCGTATTTGCCGCCCAGTTCCTCAAATAATGATTTTGCCATTGTCTGTTACCTCCACATTCTTTTTTATTTTGAATGTCCGCAAAATCCGTCCTACATCTTTGCGTCACAGGCAGAGGTTATTGTGTCGAATCCGCTTCACATTGTGCTGATTGCTGTTCCGCTGATCTTGCAGACCTTCCTGATCTTCTTTGTCGCTTACGGAGCCTGCAACCTGCTGAAGTTGCCGCACGATATCGCTGCACCAGCCGGGATGATCGGAGCATCGAACTTCTTTGAACTGGCAGTAGCTGTTGCTATTGCTTTGTTTGGTACAACAAGCCCGGCAGCACTTGCTACCACGGTTGGTGTGCTGACGGAGGTGCCGGTTATGCTTACGCTGGTTAAAATCGCAAACAAAGGCAGGATATAAAGACCAAGGCTCCTCACTACTGATTAGGTTCAGTGGCGAGGAGCCTTTTTACGCTTCGATTTCGATTGTGAGGCCGGACTTAAATTCCACAGTGAAGCGGTCGGTGAAGACGTTGATCCTCTCGATGAGCTTTCTGACCAGAGCCTCATCAAACTCTGTGATGTCGGTTTTCTTCCCGGCGATGAAGTCCTGCAGCTCCTTGATCCGGTTCATGGTTTCTTCCCGGTTGTGGCTGTCGACCTTGGACTTCTCTTTCTGGTCGCGGAGCCGGAAAATCTCATCTGCGATGGCGTCGTAGTCCTGTTTGTTGTTGGCCTTCTTGATGAGCTCCTTTTGCAGTTCCGATAGTCTTTCCTGAATGCCGTCCGGCGAGAGTGTATCAGCGCTGATCACGGCCTTGGCGATGTTTGCCTGCAGTTGCTTCAAAAAGACTTTACGCTCGGTCAGAATCTTGTTGATGGCTTTGAGCGTCACTTCCTGAAGCAGAAGCTCGTTGACCGTCCGGTTTTCGCAGGGTACTTCTGCATGGGTGATCTCCAAGCGGCTAATGCAGCGCCAGACGATGGACTTGCAGCCGTGGTTGTTCCAGTGGACGCGTCGGTAAAGCTCGCCGCACTCGCCGCAGAAAACGATCTGGGCAAAGCAGTGATTGCAGGAGAAGCTACGTTTTTTCCCGGAAGGGCTGGTGTGAACGACTCGCCTGCGCACAAGCTCGGCCTGCACCTGCATGAACAGCTCCTTCGGAATGATCGCCTCGTGGTCGTCCTCGACATAGTATTGCGGGACAGTGCCGTTGTTCTTGATGCGCTTCTTCGTCAGGAAGTCCGTAGTGTAGGTTTTCTGCAGAAGAGCGTCGCCCATGTACTTCTCGTTTCGGAGAATCTTGTTGATGGTGCTGGTATGCCACTTCGTTTTACCTGCGCCGGTGAGAATGCCGTCAGCCATGAGACCGGCGGCAATCTTGTCCATGCTGGAGCCTTCGAGGTACTCTCGATAGATGCGTTTTACGATTTCAGCCTGCTCCGGATCGATGACGAGGTTACCGTTCTCGTCTTTGGTGTAGCCGAGGAAGCGATTGTGGTTGACCTGAACCTTTCCCTGCTGGTAGCGGTATTGCAGGCCGAGTTTGATGTTCTGGCTCATGGATTGGCTTTCCTGCTGGGCAAGGCTCGCCATAATCGTTAGGAGCACCTCGCCCTTGGAGTCCAGCGTGTTGATGGCCTCCTTTTCAAAATAAACCGGGATGTTCTTGTCCTTCAGCTGCCGGATGTATTGCAGGCAGTCGAGGGTGTTTCTGGCAAACCGGCTGATGGACTTGGTGATGATCATATCGATATTTCCGGCCATGCACTCTTCAATCATGCGGTTGAATTCGTCACGCTTTTTGGTGTTGGTACCGGAGATGCCATCGTCCGCGAATATGCCCGCCAGCTCCCATTCCGGATTTTTCTGAATGTACTCCGTGTAGTGTGTGACCTGCGCCTCGTAGCTGGTTTCCTGTTCCTCGGAATCCGTGCTGACACGGCAGTAGGCCGCCACCCGGAGCTTTTTCTGCTCGGATTGTTTTACCGTGTTCCCGACCTGCCTTCTGGCCGGGATGACCATTACATTTCCCATTAGATTGCCTCGCTTTCAATGAGGCTGTAGAGGTATTCTGCCTGCAGCCTCGGATCTTCATAGTGTTGTTCTGCCTCCGCAAAGCGGAAGTAGGTCGGCACCTTCTCAGGCTTTGCTTCCTTTACCCGGTTCAGCCTGCCGAGCTTCCCAGCACGTTCCAGCCGGATTGCTTCTGCCTTATCGAAGGTCTCCTGATCGATGATGGCCGGGTAGAAATCGTCGCCGAGGTAATGCCGGTTTTGCATCAGGCGCTTTGCCGAGCTGTGGTAGGTCTCAATTCCGGCCTCAATTGCGGCCTTGGACTGTGCCATCCCGGCGAAGTAATTTTCATAGAGCTTCCTGATCTTAGTGGCTTCTTCCTCGTGAATCACAGCGCAGCCATTTTCGATTCGGTAGCCGTATGGTGTGTGTCCCATGCTCTCACTTCCTTTCCCTGAGCGTCAGGCCGCATTTGAGCTCGAAGCGGATGTCGCTTCTGGAATGAACGATGATACGATTTACGAATCTATCGAAAAGGTTGTCATCGAACTCATGCAGCATGGCACTTTTTTCTGCAAAATGTATCAGCGCCGTGGTCTCCGTAACCTTTGTCACATCACCAGAGACTGCATTCTTTAATGCATCGATCTCATCCCGGAAGGTGTCCGCCTGCGAAAGGAGCTCGTTCGTCTCCTGACTGTAGAGCACCGGGTCGATGATGCCCTGCGTCATAAGTTTGGTGAGCGTTTCCCGCTTTTCGGTGTTCTGCGCCAGCAGGGTCTGAATCTGCTGAATCCTGCGGAGTGAATCATCCGTTGACACATTCTTTATTGCCTCCAAGTAGGGCTTCAGAATCAACCGGTGTGAGAAAATCAGCTTGTTCATCATTGTGATGAAGGCCAGCTTCAGCGCTTCATTTTTCACAAAGAGCATGTGACACTTGTTCTTGTCCTCAATGTGGGTGTTGCAGCACCACGCCGCGTATTTGTACCCGGTGCAGCTGTGAATCCGGCGCTTGAAGGTGTCGCCGCATTCTCCACAGATGATTTTGCCGGAGAAAACGTAGCGATTCTGGTATTTCTCGGTACCCTTGATAACACCTTTTTCGGAAGCCCGCTGCTTCACAAAAGCCTGTGCCGCCTCAAAATCCTCCCGGCTGATGATTGGCTCGTGATGATCCTTGACCATGTACTGCGGCTGCTCACCGTGATTGTTGTGTCGGACAAATTGTGAATCTGAGTAGGTTTTCTGGAAAAGACAGTCACCGACGTACTTCTCATTTGAGAGCATCCCGCGAATGGTGGTAGCCGTCCAACGGCCTCCTCGCTTGGAGGGTACGCCGCGCCGGTTCAGGTCGTCCGCAATATCACGGGTTCCTTTGCCGGAGAGTAGAGCCGCGAAGATTTCCTTAACCACAGCAGCCTGCTCCGGGTTGATGACCATCTGCTCGCCGTCCCAGTCGTAACCGTAGGGCGGGTAGCTGCACTTGAAGGTTCCGTTCTCGAAGCGTTTCTGGATTGACCATTTGCTGTTTTCCGAAATGGACACCGACTCGCCTTCTGCCATGCTGGAGAGGATCGCCAGAAAAAGCTCGCTCTCCATTGAACCGGTATTGATGTTCTCCTTCTCGAAGAAAATGGGAATGTGCAGGGCGAGCAGCTTTCTGACCAGCTCCAAGCAGTCTGTCGTATTCCTGCTGAAGCGGCTGATGGACTTTGTGATAATGAAGTCCACCTTACCGGCCTTGCAATCGTCGATGAGCCTTAAGAGCTCTGGACGCTTATCCTTCTTGGTACCAGTGATACCTTCGTCGTAATAGAGGCCTGCAAACTCCCAGTCATCACGGGAAGTGATGTAATTCTCATAGTGGGTTTTCTGTGCCTCAAGGCTTTCAAGCTGTGCATCGGAATCTGTAGAGACGCGGCAGTAGGCGGCTACCTTGATCTTCTTGAGCTTCACTTTTGCGCTCGTCGCTTGCTCGATTTTCGTTACTTTTCTCAAGGGAACTCCTCCTTTCCGTACGTCTATACATCACTCTAAAACGGCTACATATCAAGTTATTTCTGGCATTATTTCCGCGAACAAGGGAGAGAAAGTTTCCCGATTGATGGCGGTTAATTTGTTGAATTCAGCCACAGAAATCAGGCCGTCATCGAGCATCGTCTGAGCGATGATCTGAGCCTGCCGATAGTCAAGATCGCCCTTGATCCGCTCGTCTGTGAAATATCCAGATTGAACATTCGTGTTTTCGTTTGGCATAACATATCCACCTCCAGTTTCCACTGGAGATTGGTGGGCGTTTTGAGCGGAGGATTTTTCACAGAAACGAAAAAAAGCCTGCGGGCATTCCGAAGAACACTCGCAGGCATAGAGAATTGGTATTCGGTTATTTCACTCTGATCTTCCAGCCGGTCAGGATAAGATTGACGTTCTTGATGAGCGTCGGATTGAGCTTCTGGATCGCAGAGACGCTGGTGTCGTACTTCCGTGCGATGGCAGAAAGCGTGTCGCCGCTTTTGACTGTGTAGTAGACAGGCGCTGCTTCCTGTTTCTTCACCAGCTCATTTACCTTGGCCTGCACGGCGGAGTAGTCATATCCGGCAGCGGTCAGGCGCTCTTTACGGTCGGTGCCGTTTCCCCATTTGCCGTCCAGCACTTCTTTGGCAAGCTCGTCCACGGTCTTTGCAGGAGTGGCCGGAGTAGGAGTGGCAGAGTCGCTGTATTTTGGCACACCATAACCACGGATGTATTTGCCATTTACCTGCAGCGTGCGCCTGCCGACCGCGTTGCTCTTGTTACCCTCAATGACCGTGATGGTGCTGCCGGAGACAGCTTCTACGATACCGACGTGATCCGGCCAGCCGGTATTGTCACCGGAACCGGAGTCCTGCCAGTCGTAGAAGATCACATCACCGGGAGCAGGAACATAGGCGTCATTCTCAATCCACTCGCCGAGCTTCTGGAAAAGCTGGATCATCTGACCGCAGCCGCACTCGGTCGGGAGGATATCCGTCACGCCGCACTTGATGGCGACAGCGGAGACGAAGGTGGCGCACCATGCGTCCGTGTAAGTGACCGCATAGCCTCTGGCGAGAGGTTTGTGGCTGTTATACACGTCAATGATCTCTTTGTGGCTGCCGTCGGATTCCTTCCTGCCAAGCCACGCTCTGGCCTGAGCGACGATCTTGTCCCTCTGGGAGTTTGCTACAGGAGCAGGAGCGGCTTCCTTCGCATAGCCGTTGAAGCCTCCGTTCTTGATGATGGTCGGATAATCAACGTAGGCGTAATCCAGATCCACGTTGCCACTGATGCCGTCCACAGAGCCTTTGGACGAATACTGCCAGATGCCGTATTCGCCTTTATAGCTGCACTTGCTGGCATACTGCGCTACCCAGTGGGCATAGGGCGTGAGCTTCGTGTCATCCATGCGCTCTTTGAAGCCGGAAACAGCAGAGCCGTAGATGCCGACGAAGTATCCGGCATCCTCCATTGTCTCACAGAAAGCGATGGTGGCCTCTGTGATACCGGCCTTGGCGGAGGCGGGCTGCGCCTCGTTGTCCATATAGACCGGATATTCCAGCTGCTTGCCCTTCAGGATTTGCAGGAAGCGCTCTGCATCCGCTTTCCCGGCGGCAGCTGTTATGCAGTCTTTGCCGACGAAGTAGTATGCGCCGATGGGAATACCGGCAGTCTTCGCGCCTTTGTAATTTGCTTCCCATTTGCTGTCCGTATAAAAACCGGCATCGGAGCCGCCAGCCTTGATGATGGCAAACTCGATACCGGCCTTTTTGACCTTGTTCCAGTCAATGGTTCCCTGCCAATGACTGACATCGATTCCTTTAATCGTCATGGGTTTTTTCCTCCTTCTCGCGGTCGTGGAGCTGTTCCAAGACCTCCTTTAATTTCTCCGGTACCGGCAGGCCAAGGTGCGCCGCGTTCTCCGTCAGCGACAGGCCTTCATTGGACAGATAGAAAAAGATGACTGCCGTGCGCAGCACTCCCGGAGCGCCGAGCACCTGCACATCGACGACATTCCCGATGCCGACCAGAAGGAAGATCAGCACCTTGCGGCAGATGCCCTTAAATCCGACCTCGCTGGAGAGCTTCTTGTCGGTAATCGCGCACATGATGCCGGTGATGTAGTCGCAGACCACAAAGATGATCAGCGCGATGAGAAGCCCGTCGCAGCCGCCAAGGAAGTAGCCGAGCCAGCCTCCCACAGCGGCAAAGACAAATTGAATCGTGTTCCAGAATTCTTTCATGTTGTGGTTCCTCCTTTGTTTTGAGCATGAAAAAAGCAGCCCGTCCGGACTGCTGTGTTCCTGTTACAGGTTGTAGTATTCTCTTGGTTTCCCGCCGCTCCCGGTTCGGGTGGCGTAGGAGTATAGACTATTGAAGATTGTATCCGTGTCATCGTACCGGTCGACCAGCTTATAACAGCTCACATAGGGGTCGAAATATCGGAGATCCTCCGGCTCGATGAGCGCGGACTGCTGCTTGCCTTTTACAAGAAGTGCCGAGCAGGCAGCGCAGATGCGGTCGGAGTCCTGACCGTATTTTTCAGGCGTATCGGCTTTTAAGAACCAGTGCTCGTCATGCCATTTGCAGTCGTAGTAGCAGGCGCTGTTTGCGATCATGGTGTACCGGTAATTCGTCGGTAGCTCCTGCATGGCATCAAGGTGCCGGGCAAACCAGTGAAACAGCACGATGCGGTCATACATGGAAAAGTTACCGGCCTGAAGCTCTGAAAGCGTAAGCGCCCGCGTAATGGAGAGCGTAAGCCGCACCTCCGGGTATTCCTGCTTGATCCTTGCTGCCAGCTTATCGTCATTCAGGATGAACTGGTGAATGCCAAGAGAACGGTATTTCCGGATCATTGTGATGGTGGCTTTTTTCTGTGCGAGGATGCAGACCGGAATTCCAAGAGCCAGCAAGTCTTTGATGTGTTCTGCATATTCCTCATAGGATTTCGGATAATCGTCCCGGTAGGTGATGTCAAAGCGGGTATTGTCGCAGTCGTCCTTCCATGCGGCAGCATAGATGCAGTCGATGTACGGAATCAGCGCAGGCCTCTGTCGGAGCTTTTCCGGATAGGCCGGATCAAGGTTATATGGAACTTCAAACTGGATCATGCTTCCTCCGTTTCTGTCAGCGTATAGGTGACCTTCATCGTTTTATCTGCCGTCTTGATAACAGGTGTGGCCAGATTATTGATAGTGGCAAGGTACGGTGTGTACAAATACAGCTCCTTGCGGAAATGGTATCCGTAGGAGCTGTAGTAATATTCGTGGAAGGCATAGGTCTTATATCTGCTGATGGTGCGCTGTCCCCATGTCTCGCCGTTGGTATCGGACTGCTTGGCACGAACATAAAGCGCGGGCTTTCCGTCATGGTAATACCAGCCGTTGATGACCACCTCATCGTCCACGCAAAAGGTGAACTGGTGGCTACTGTTATAGCTGGCATTCGGCACGACTTCGAGGTTTGCCACATTCGTGGTGTCGAGCCGGTAGATGGTGCTTCCGATGGCAAACATCAGCCATTTTCCGCTCATGCCGATATTGGAAATATCCGTGGTGCCGGTCGGCAGGATAATCTTCTGCGTCGTACACTTGTCGCCACTGATCTTATCCAGAAACCACTCAAAGCCGGTGCGGTCATATCGCTCGGAGCCATAGCTTATCCCCGTATAGGTGCGGATTTCTTTTCTGGCAATACCGTACCAGTTGCCGTCCGCAGCGTGGAAAAGATAGTCCATCCGGGTCTCGTCATTCCAGTAAGGGGTGTCTTCACCGTCTCTGCTGCCGCCGGAATAGTGTGTCCAATAGGGATAGTGGCTCAGCTCGATATAGGTTTCTTCATCAGCCTCTGTTGCCATCTGCGTATAAGTCCGCACCATTAGCCGGGCGTGGATATAATCCTCCAGCACTTTCCGAAGCGTCACGGACATGGAATTGTGTACAGCCACAAGCTCCAGCCGGTAGCCTTCTCCCATATAGGTGCGGTGGTTATGGCGATAGCTGTTATTGTCGATTTCCCCGTTGATGACATTATCGGATTTCAGGCGCACAAAATAGTTATCCGCATATTTGCAGCCGCGTCCGGCAAGCACATTTGTCAGGCAGATGCAGGAAATGGTGCCGTTGGCCTGTGAGGTAGCAAAGTCCCAGACATACTTGAAGCCGCCGTCGATGGCCTTGCTCTCGGTCAGGTTCCGGCTGCCGCGCTGTACATCCTCGGTGTTATTGGCATCGTTGGAGGCATAGCCGATCAGAGGATTATCAAGAGGAGCGTAGATGGTGGCAGGGTCTTCTTCAATTTCGTCCTGATAGAGCAGGACGCCTCCGGTGATCCTCTGATAAATCGGGAGCAGCCACGCTTCGCCGCTTTGGCTGTCAAAGTAGGGATTATCATACATCGTGCCTTGGATGTTGGTGTTGAGCACATCGAAGATCGCCTCCGTCACAAGGTTCTCATCCTCATAGATTTCTTTCTTGCCGGTATGCACATCCGTGAGCTCTATAATACTTTTTCCTTTGAGCATACTCATTCCTCCGTGTTCAGATAGTCTGTAGTGATCGATTTCACATAGCCGTTTTCTCCGCTGATCACAAAGCGGTATTTGAGCTGTCCGGTGATGGCCTTTTCCGACCATGCATCCGTGGGAATTCCCTCAAGCTGCGCCTTGGACATGCCGGAGTCTTCCTCAGAGAGCCTTGCCCATGAGGAACCGGTGTATGTCCACCAGCTTTCTCCTGCATCAAAGGAGACAGCGAAGAGGGCGTTATCATCGCAGTCTGCCGTGACCTTTTCAATGCCCAGAATAGAGACGTCAGACATATCGATGTTTTCCGAGTAAATGACCTGCGGCTTTGGCACGCCGGAAAAGCTCGCTGTAAAGGGCGGGAAACGATTCTGGGAATCGTGCCAGTAAAGGATCGTCGGGTCGGTGAGCGTAAGCAGCAGCGCTCCGTCCGGGATATCCTGCACGCCATAGGTCTCAAAGACCTCTGCGGTCAGCTCTGTTTCCGCGAGCTTCAGCAGTGTATTTTCCTCTACGGTGTATAGGTCGCCGTTCGAGTCAGTGATCAGGTAGCGCCGGTTGTATGGGTCAAGCAGCACAGGAAGCTCGGAGGACAGAGTAAATGCTGTTCCGGTCTCATCCTGATGCTGGAAGGTTATCATCTCCCCAGCCACAGGCGTGAAGGCGATGTTCCCAGAGCCGGTCACGAGGACGCACTCTCCAAGGTAGGAGGGATTTGTCGGCACAGCCTCAAAGCGCACCACCATGTCGCCGGTGTCAAGAAGCAGCAGATCCCAGAATAGCTTCACATCGTCGCTTTTCATGTTGTACTGCGAATAGCCCTCCCAGCGGACACGCAGGAATTTGTAGTAGTTATATAATGTGCCTTCCTCCCGGCGGATCGTCCAGCTCATGGCATCGCGCCGGTGTACCTTTAGATGCTCTGCATTGGTGCCGATACCCATCCATGAGTTTCCGCTGGCGTAGATGTTCTCAGCGGCTACTGAGTTAAAGAGGAACCAGCTGACGCCGGGAACAGTATCTGTGCCGCTGTCGTTTCCGGAGTTATTACGGATAAAGGTCATATTGTCGGTGCTTTCAAAAAGCTCCTTAATTGAGAAATAGTCAGCCACTTTGCACCTCCAGTTCTGTTATCGTTTCAAAAGCAGCAAGCCCAAGCGGATAGACCGCAAGGCTCCCTCGGTCAATCTCCGCAGGCGCTCCGTTTATTTTTTCCGCGTAAACGGTTTTTGTCTTCAAGCTGTCATCGGAAAAGACGGTATAGGCAGTCCCGGAGAGCTTTCTCGCCGGAAGGATGCTGCCATTTATAAATTGCTCTGTCACGAACGGATAAATCGTGAGCCCGGTCAGATACTCGAAATTCTCTGTGGATATCCTGAGCGCGTCCACACGGCCACGGTTCAGACTCCGCTCTGTGCCTCCGGTGACTGTATAGTCCCTTCGAAGGGCAAACTGCGTATCGTCTGTCACATAGGCCTTGCTGTAGGTCATTTTCTTCTTATCGCTCACTTCCACAACATCGTGAACAATCGGAGCGAATACACGAAGGGTATCCGAAAGCGAGTAAAGCGACATTCCGGAGAGAAGCACCTGTGAGAAAACATCAGAGGCTCCGGTCGGCTGCGGTGTATGCAGAAGCGTATCTACAGAGCCATCCAGCGAAAGATGCATCATACCGGAAAGCAGTAGCGGGATATAGTCGTCGCTGGCATCAATACGTCCGTTCCATCTGTCCTGAGCGCCCAAGCCCTGACCGGTGATCGAGGCGATGATGTTCTGCGCATTTATGGTGGCGCTGCCCGGCGCAATTTTGATCCAGACCGCAAAGGTATGAAGCGTCTTTTCCGCCATTGAAAGCAGCGGATAAAAGAGGTTCAGAATATGGGCACCAGTATGCCATGTTTCCGTCGGGTGAAACTCCTCCACCTCATGGCCGTCTACCACATACCCAACAGTAACAACAGACTGGCCGTCCTCGTTCCACTCCACAGGAACGGTGACAGTAGTGGAGAGTTCCTTATCATTTACGACAGGCTCTCCGGATTCCTCGTCGGTGGTCTCCTCCGGAAGGATCGTCGTCCCCGTGCCCTCTGCTGTGACGGAGCGTTCTTCCGGCAAAGCCGCAACGTTTAAAAGGATTGCAGCTTTGAACTCGCAGTCTGTCTCTTCCTGCGTGGCAAATTCCAAATCTATGATGTAGACCTGCTCCTCGCCGAGAGTGTATGGTGTGGCATTCATATAGGAATAGGTCGCCATCTTCGTGCTCTCGACGGAATTGATAAGCCCGGTGATATTTTTGTCGTTCTTGCTCTTGGCTTCCGCGAGGCGAGGATTCTTGCCGACACACTTTAATGAGCATTTGCCGTTTACTTTTATCGTTATGGAGGTGATTGCCGCCATCTGCGTCTCGTCTGCCTGCCCGCCAGTGAAGGTGAGCACGTCGCCGGGCTCCAATGCCGGATCGCCAATGGTCTCGGAGTCAAAGGGCACATAGTTTATGACCGAGATGGCATTCAGGATGTTTGTAAGAATCCTGCTTCGAGTCTCGTCAAGACCGAACTGCAGCAGCGGATTTACTTCCAGATTCATGGTCAGAGCATCATCCGGATCGAGTGCATAATACTCCGCCGTATTCGTGCGTCGGTTGGTGGAATTGATCGCTGTGTATCTCGTCACGAAATCCGAAAAGCTGCTGGTAAAGCGATGGGTGTTGTTCACCGTACAGACCGGGCTTGCCGCATACTGCACGAGCTGCAGCTTTCCTTCACGGTTGATGAAGGCAAAGGAGCAGAGCGCCTGCGCAAGGTAATGCAGGAAGTCGCGCCATGTCTCTATGTCGTTATCAGGGTAAACGCCGAGAAGCTCTGTGCCGTTTGGCAGGGCTTCGATTTCTTCCTGCGTGTGTGCAAGCTCCACATGGCAGGTCGTACACATGATGGAAAGAAAATCGTAAGGGTAGCCGCTGGACTGCGTTTCGTTATATGCCTTGTCGAAATTCAGCATGGCATCGTAAGCCTTGAGCTCCAGCGTCTTTATTTTTCGGTTGGCTTCTGCTACATAGAAGATGCCCATTGGAACATCCTCCACGGAGCCGTCCGGGAGATTCAGATGGAAGTCCAGCTTCACCTCAGCGTTTTCCAAGGAGTAGCGGTCAACATCCGAAAAGAGGGAGATACCCATCTCTGCTGCATACACGCTTCCAAGCTCGATCTCAGAGGAGCCGGAGCATTGACGGGATACATAGCCGGAGCCCTTCACGATATCCTTATTTTCAAAGGGATAGACTTTCCCTGCGGCTGTGGTGATGGTTCCCGACCAGAAGAAGGAGCGGGTGTTATCCTGTATCGCTGTTTTGTATTTATCGGATACGCTGTACATCGCGCCGCTCCTTTCTGTCAGTACTCATTCAAATCAAAGCTGACCTTCCATAAGCCCTTCTTCGTAGTGTCATGGGCAAGGGAGGTCTTGAAGCCATCAATATACATATCCCTTGTCTCCCGGAGCATTGTCTCCGTATTGAAAAACTCGACCGGGAGCTTGGGCTTTGCCCGCATAAGAGACAGCTTCTTAAGCCATGCGGGTGAAACCTGAAAGGCCACGGAGATTTTCACCACGCCGGAGCGGACAATATCCCGCTGGGTGGTTCCGGCCTCTGTCTCTCCAGAGCTGTCCGCCTCCACATCGGTAAGGGACAGGTCATAGGAAATGGGAAGCGGCATCTCCGTGCCGTCAATCTTCAAATAGTGTGAAAATGCCATCATCTGCCTCCTGACCGGAGCGCCATGCGCTGCTGGGCGGTAACGATGGTCTCGTCAAGCAGCGTGCCTCCAAGATAAACCGGGATAGTGATATCGCCTCCGCCATTTCCGGCACCTGCAAGGGCAGTGACAATGGCAGAGGTCTGCCCGGCCACAGCCTCCTGAATCATGCCGCGAAGGGAGTCAACGCCGACAATGGCTTCCGCACCGGCTTCTCCTGCGCCAAGCAGCGTGTTGCCGCTCATGCCGAAGATGGTCGGTGAGTCGAGGATCATGCCATTCCCCATTGCCTTCTTGTACCATTCCACAGAAAAATGCGGGATGGATGGCGGGTTCAGTGAGAAGCTGCCCGAAATGGAGAAGTGCGGCAGCTTTATCTTCGGCAGCTCCCAGTGGAAGTTGAATACATTCTTCAGCTTGTTTACGATGCCGGAGATGAAGCTCCAGATCCCGTTGAACACATTGGAGACCGTATTCTTTATGCCGTTTAAGATGCTTGTAATCGTGCTCTTTATGGCATTAAAGGCCGAAGATATGCCGCTTTTCACGGTATTGACCACGGTCATGATCGTAGTTTTTATGCCGTTCCAGACTGTGGAGACGACAGTTTTTATGGCGTTCATCACTGTGCTGACTGCAGTCTTTATGGCATTCCATGCTGTTGTTATAAAGGTCTGGATCGCTGTGACGACAGTTGTTACCGCAGTCTTTATCGCATTCCAAACTGTAGTGACCACAGTTTTTATAGCGTTCAGGACAGTCTGGATGATTGTCTTGTAGATATTGAAATATGTGGTGACGATGGTCTTAATCACATTGAACACGGTCTCGAATACAGTTTTGATGGCCTCCCAGATTGTTTCAAAGAAGGACTTGATGGCATTGAAAACCGTCTCCACGGTGGTCTTTATCGCATTCCACGCATTGGTGAGGAAGGTGCTGATCCCGTTTACAGCGGTTTCAAAGATTCCCTTGATAGTCTCCCAGACCGTGGAGAAAAAGCTCTTGATGGTTTCCCATGCGGTAATGACCGCCTGCTTGATGCTTTCCCACAAATTAATCCAGAATTGCCGGAAGCCCTCATTCGTATTCCAGAGATAGATGAAGGCTGCCACCAGAGCCGTAATCGCCGCGATGATCAGCACGATAGGGTTTGCCAGCATAGTCGTGTTCAGTGCCGTCATGGCTCCTTTTACCACGCTGATCGCTGAGGACACTTTCGGAAGGATCGTCATGACCGTTCCTACAGCGGATATGATTTTCCCCACGACAACGAGGATCGGGCCGATAGCCGCCGCGACAAGGGCAATCTTTACGATGGTCTCCTGAACAGGTGCCGGAATCTTACTCCACATTTCAGCAAAGCCCTTTAGTGCTGCGGATATGTCCTTCAGGACAGGAGCCAGAACCGTTGCGAGACTGTTTCCGATTTCCGCGCCGGTTTCCTTCAGGGAGTTCATTGTCATCTGAAACTGATCAATCGGGTCGAGCGTTTCATTGAAGGTGTTCTCGACGCTTCCCTTAAAATCACCGAGGGAACCGGCAAGGTCATCAAGGTTGAGCTTTCCGGTCTGAACGGCATTGTAGATAGCAGCACCGGCCTTGCTTCCAAAAAGGTCATAGGCAGCTTGCAGCTTTTCTGTCTCAGAGCCGTTTCCCTTCATGGTTTCGGAGAATCCTGCAAGCGCCTGATCCAGCGTCTGGCCATCCTTTGTCGCGTTCTTCATGGCTGTTTTTAAGCCCATCATGGCTGCGGAGGTATCAAGACCGGACATCTCCACCATGCCCATAAAGCCAGCGGCCTCTTGGGCGGTCAGTCCCATTTCCTTGAGCTGGATTGCATTGGTGGAAAGAGAGCCCGCAAGGGTGTCCATATCTATGCCTGTGGCCTGACCGGTAGCATTCAGCGCATCCAGAAGGTCGTCCGCCTCAGAAGCATCCATGCCGAAGGCGTTCATGACGGAGGATGCATTGTCGATTGATGTCGAAACATCGGTATCGTTGAGCTGGGCAAACTTGATGAATTTGGCAGAAAGATCATCAAGCGCCTGTCCGGTCAGGCCGAAGCGGGTGTTGACCTCGCCGACAGCGGCACCAGCGGTCTCAAAATCCGTCGGTATCTCTGTGGCGAGGTCTTTTACAATCTGGTTCATTTCTTCCAGAGACTTGCCTGTAGCACCAGTTTTCTGCGCTACAATGTCAAGCCCTGCATCCACTTCCTTAAAGGCTGCAAGAGAGGCGGCACCGACAGCGACAATAGGAGCCGTCACATGTGTGGACAGTCCTGTGCCGACATCGGATATTTTGCCGCCGACCTCCTGCAGCTTGCTCCCTGCCTGCTGTAAGGTGGCAGAGATATGGGAATCCGTCTCCTTGCATTGCTGTTCGAGGTTTTTGAGCTCGTTTTCTGTCTCTATGATCTCACGCTGCCATGCATCATATTGCTGCTGGGTTACGGTACCGTTCTTGAGTCCAGCATCCATTTGGTCTTGCACGGACTTCAGCTGTGTGAGCTTGTCTTTGGTTTCGGAGACAGCCTGTTTCAGGAGCTTCTGTTTCTGCTCAAGCAGCGTGGTATTCGTCGGGTCGAGCTTCAGGAGCTTGTTGACGTCCTTCAGCTGTGCCTGCGTGGATTTGATTTCTTTATTTACACCGGAGAGCGCTTTGGAAAGGCCGGTCGTGTCGCCGCCGATTTCCACGGTTATGCCTTTAATCCTGTCGGCCATGCGATGACCTCCTTTCTGTTAGAATCTGTCCATCTGCGCCTGCGTAGCGACCTCGGCGAATGGATAATCGTCCATGTCCATTTCTGAATACATGTCATTGACGGTACCGATGGTGAGCAGATCAAGCTCTGAGATAGAGAGCCCGATCTGCACACACCGAAGTAAAAAGAGCGGGGTCGTCATTTCCCGCTCCGTGTTACGATGTTTTTTTTAGAGGAAACCTGCTGCTCCACGTTCAGTCCCCATAGCTCAATGATCTGCGGGAGAATTTCATAAATGGAGAAGGTGTTAAACTGGTCGAGCCAGTCCTCCGGAGTGTCCGGAACATCCTTATTCTGGTGCTTTGCCATGAGCCATGCGATGTTCTCGAAAAGCTCAAGGCTGAAGGTGTCCAGATTTGAGTTTTCCGGATCGTTCTCGTCGATACCTTTTTGCAGCTCATTCAGGTCTTTATAGATATCGCGGTGGAACTTATTTCTGTAAAGACGAGGTATGGCGGCAGAGGCGCGGAAGGCGACCTCAGTGCCGTCAATCTCGACGGTTTTGGTAACTGCCATAGTGCGCCTCCTTACTCTTCAGTTTCCGTAGGCGTGACCCCGGAAACAGAAGCCTGCGGCTGATACACCTCGTTGTACCAGTTGTTGTAGGTCGACTCGCTGGTGTTGGTACCGGTTTTGACCTTTACAAGGCCGGAGGGCAGCGGAGTTGCAGTAATGGAGAGCGTCTCCGTCTGTACCTCCGTGGAGTCCTCCTTGGTGCTGCCGGAGACGGAAGGGCGGGTCGCGCTGCAGTAATACATGCAGTGGCGAATCTTTCTCTGGTCGCCGGAAAACTCAAAGAGCAGTGCAAAGTGCTCAGGCTCTACATCCTTGTTCTCAGCGATGACGCCGTTGGCATCCTCCACCTCGTGCATAACATCCGTGAGAAAGCTCTCCGGAATCAGCGCCAGCTCAAAGTCACCGGAATAGCCGTTGTTGTTACTGACCATGTAATATACGGAGTCATCCGCATAGAACGGGTCGTTTTCGCCCTCGGCATCCAGTGAAAGAGAGACCGCGCCGGGCATCGCTACAGGCTTCCCGAAAGAGACGGTACCGTCCTCGGCAAGCGTAGCAATGGCATAGTGGCAGTTCTTTAGGCCAAATTTGACCTTATTCTTCTTGTTAGCCATAGTCGTTTATCCTCCTATAATCTGTGTTTGGTAAAGAACCTCGTACATCTTCTCCGACTCGATCCACACCTCGGATTTCTCATAAGGCAGATCATGCCGGATCAGGATGTTCTCAATTCTGGTTTCTGTATCCGGGTCTTTCTTATCCGTATAAAGCTCGATGTTCAGCTCATCAATCTTCTGAAACACCGTGTCATCTGCGAACATATTGTCAGAGCCCGGAAACAGGAAAACGAGGAAGGGCGGGTCTGGTGACTCACCTTCGGCAAAATGGTCGTAGGCAAGCGGGAGCCCGGCCTCCTCCAGCATTTCTATTACATTGTCGTATGTCATATCAGCCGCCTTTCAGTTTCTGCTCGATGGTTTTGACGAGTTGTTCGTTGCCTTTTTGCTCGGCAGAAGCAATGTGAGGCTGTGCTGCCACACGTCCGCCGCCTCGCTTGGCGTGCCCGTGTTCCAGAAGGTGCGCGATCTGGTAGCGGTTCCTCGAATGCACCACAAGCTCTATGCTCTCGGCATCCTCATGGACATTTTTGACCAACCAGCTTTTCTTGTACTTACCGGTGTCGACCGGAGCGCCAGCCTGTATATCCTTCCGGACGGAGGCAGCCGTTTCCTTGACCGCAGCTTTCAAATCGTCAGCAGCAAGGTCGGCATATTTTTCGAGCTCCTCCATAATGGCGTCGCCCATCTGATCGATTGGTACATTCCTGTTCATGACTTTTTCTCCAGCTTGCAGTTGAATTTGAGACTGTTATGCTTATAGCCCATCGGGTTCACATAGGTGATATTGTAGGTCTTGCCCTCCGCGATGATCCGGTATTTCGTGGACTCTACAGCAGAAAGCTCTGAGCAGTAGCGGCAGGTAAAATCCAGCGATTCCTCTGGGTTTATGACCACGCCGCCAGACTCCGTACCTGAACTTGTGCCTACGGTCGCCCAGCAGGAGAAATAGTCCGTCCAGCCGGTCTTATGATTCCCGTACTTATCCACGGTGACCGCGTTCTTCTGAAAGGTGACGCGCACGCGCATGGCAGCAATGTTCATCAGAAGCCCTCCTTCCGGGTACCGAAAAGGAGCGAGCGCAGCGTCATATTGAGCGCATTGTGGTCTGCGTCCTCCCGATGCTCATAGAGATAGGCCACGGTGTATAGCACAGCTATCCGGATGCGGATCAGGGCTCTTTCCTCGTTTGCCATAAACTCCTCGTCGGTTTGCCTTGTAATATCCTGCACCTGCTTTGTGGCAGCAGAGATCAGGCTTTCAATGAGACCGTCCTCATCAGAGGAGCTGACGCGGAGATAGGTTTTTGCTTCTTCCAGTGTTACTTCCATGTCCGCCTCCTTTACATGAAACCGCCCGCAGAGAGGTTATTCCCCGCGGACGGCTGGTTACTTGGTACTATCAGGACTTCGAGCCTGCCTTGATGGAGAGTCCCTTCACGGCCTCCGGGAGAATGAGCTTTCCGTCCACGCGCTCAGAGGCAAGGAAGCCAATCTGGCCGTTTGCCGCATAGAGCTCGGAGAGGCGCTTGAAGGAGCGTCCCTGACGGTCAGCAATCCAGTAATAGCTGAAGTCGCCGAAAAGGATCGGGGTCTTACCTGCCGCGAGCTCCGGTGCATAGATCGAAGTGCGGTAAGGACGATTCAGGATCGTATCGGGCTGACCGACCACGACGGAGGGCTGCCAGATATAGTTGCCGTTGTTGTCCTTGAGCTTACGAATCGCCTTGATGGTGGTATCATTCAGAATCCAGACGGCCTTGCTTCTGTAGACAGAGCGCAGGGAGTGGAATACATCCATGATGTCATCAAAGGAAATCGTAGTGCCGGTGATCTCCGTGGTCGCGCCGGTAGTGGCCGCCACCTTGGTGAACACGCCTTCGGGCTTCTTGTTGCCGTCACCGGTGAGGAAGGCCTCCTCCTCGGCAGCACCAATCCTGCGGGCAAACTCTGCGGAGATATAGTTTTCGAGGTTAAAAACGGAATCGTTCATCAGCTCCTCGGACACCTTGATTGCAGTTCCCAGCTTATACGCAGAGAGGCTGATCTGGTCGAAGGTATCATCGGACTCCGGATACAGGCCGTTCTCGTCCATCCAAGCAGCTGTACCATGAGAAGCTACGACCGGAATGGTATGAGTGCCGGACTGGGTCTGGATGACAGTGGCAAGGGAACGGAAGAAATTCTCGTCCTGAAGGGCATCAATCAGCTGCTTCTCGTATTCATCAGGCACAAGGTAGCCGCCGTTGGCATCGATGCCGACCTCCAGCACGTTCTTCACGTCATAGTAGTTGCGCTTGCGGATGTTGTTCCAGAAAGCAGCCTTGTACGCCTTGGAGGCGATGCCGGGCTTGTCCTCCGGTTCATCCTTTGCACCGGGCTTTCCGGTGAGCGGAGCAGAAGTGGGAGCGCTCATCATCTTGTCGATCTGCTCCTGACGCTGCAGGCGCTCGATATCATGCGTGAGGTCTGTGACTTCCTTCTCCATTTTGTCGTAGGTTGCGGCATCCTCAGCAGAGACCATGCCGCCGTTCTGGGAGTGAGAGTTGAGAAAAGCCTTAGCGGCCTCCCATGCCTTCGCTCTCTTTTCCATGAGTTCCATAATCTGAGTCATAATAAAAATCCTCCTTTAATGTGCGAGAAGCGAAAGGCGCTTCTCAAGATCGGTTACTGGTACCATGTGAGTATTTGCCTCCGGCTTTTTCTTGGGAATCAGCCGTGAAAGCAGTGAATCAGTGACGGCCTTGCGGGAGAAAAGCATCTCCGTATCAGCCGTATCCTCCGGAACGGGCTCCTCGCCGTCGCGGAACAGAACCTCGTCAGCGAAGCCGAGCTTCATGGCTTCCTTGGCGTTCATCCATGTCTCGGCATCCATGAGCTGTGAAATCTTGTGGCGGGAAAGCCCGGACTTGATTTCGTAGGCGTTCATGATGGATTCCTTGACTTCATTCAGCATGTCGATGGCTTTCTGCATCTCCTCGGTATCACCGATAGCGACGGTTGCCGGATTGTGGATCATCATCATTGCCACAGGGCTCATGCAGACCTTTGTCCCGGCCATAGCGATGACGGATGCCGCCGAAGCAGCAAGGGCGTCGATCTTGACTGTGACGTCGTGCGGGTAGTCCATCAGCATGTTGTAGATCTGAGCGGCAGCAAAAACGTCACCTCCCGGACTGTTGATCCAGAGGGTGACGTTCCCGTCTCCTGCATTCAGTTCTTCTTTGAATAGCTTGGGTGTGACCTCATCGCCGAACCACGTCTCATCGGAAATTTCTCCGTCGAGGTAGAGCGTTCGGTCGGAGCCAAAGCTGTCGGGCTCCTTGTTGCGCACCCAATTCCAAAACTTTCTGGTCATAGTGCCTCCTTCTTTCTGATCCGGGTACGCCCGTTTTCGGGTTCCGGTTCTGTTTGTGATTCTTCTTCTGTTTCATCAGCTTCCTCCTGCGCTGGTGCCGAGACCGCAAAAATACCTGCGTCCTTGAGCTTTGTCATGTTTCCGTTGATGAGATACAGGTCGCCGCCATCCTCCTCCGGAATACGGTCGAGGTTTTCCAGTTCTCTAATATCGTTCGCGGACATCCATCCGTTCTGGCGTCCGACCGCATAACCGTTCATGCGGCTTTGGTAGTCGCCACGTAGAAGCCCGTCCACATTGAACTTGAAGAAGTAATCCTTCTTTTCATCCGGCGAGAGCAGAGCTCTTTGCATGGACTGTTCCCATCGGCAGACCCACGGGTCGAGCGTGTATTTTACGAATTCCAGTGACTGTTGTTCGATATTTGAGAAGCTCGATTTCTCAAGATCGCCGATCATGTGGGGCGGAATACGGAAGATACGAGCGATTTCATTGATCTGAAACTTTCGCGTCTCCAAGAACTGTGCCTCGTTCGGACTGATGGAGATGGGCGTGTACTTCATGCCTTCTTCAAGAACAGCGACTTTATTGGAATTTGCGCTGCCGCCGAAAGCTGAGTTCCAGCTTTCCCGCACACGCTCAGGGTCTTTTACCACGCCGGGATGCTCCAAGATGCCGCCGGGTGTCGCTCCGTTGGAGAAGAATTTCGCACCGTACTCCTCACAGGCAATCGCCATGCCGATGGCGTTCTTTGCCATTGCAATCGGGCTGTATCCGACAAGGCCGTCAAAGCCGAGGCCGGGAACGTGCAGCACATCCAAGGGCGAGAGTCGGACACGGCTGCCGTCCATCGTGTGCGCTTCATCCTGTGAAGTCTGGTATTCGTAATAAAGATGGCCGTTTTCATCACGATTGACGGACATGCGGTTTGGCATCAAAGGATAGAGTGCCACCACCTCGCCTTTGCCGTTTCTAATGATCTGCGCATAGGCATTTCCCCACAGCAAAAGATGCGTCATGAGTGTCTCCCGGAAAACGAAAGAAGTCATTTCCGGGTTGGGTTCATCGTGGAGAAGGAAGTAAAGCGGATGGCTGATTGCTTTTTCCTTGCTGCCGCCTTCGCCGTATCGGTACAAATGAATCGGCAGGCCTGCAATCGCCTCGGAAAGAATCCGGACGCAGGAGTAGACTGCCGTCATCTGCATGGCGGAGCGTTCCGTTACATTTTTCCCGGAGGTCGTGCCGCCGAAGAAGAAGCGGTAGGAGCTGCCGGTTGTCGAATCAGTAGGCTTATCCCTGCTCCGAAAGAGTCCAGAAAATATGCTCATAGCATTCACCTCCATTTCTCAAATGAACAAGATGCCTCTGTTGTCGTAAACAGAAGCAACGTTATCGTTGCCGCAGCGGATCGCACGGTCGAGCGCCATAATGGTGGCGATGGCACCGTCGATTTTCTCCGTGGACTTTTCCTTATCTGCTTTGATATTCCCGGCTGGGTCTGTGCGGATGAAGATGTTGTCCATCATCCAGCGGAGTACCGGGTGGCCGCCGTGTGCGATCCTTTTTTCCAGAGTCAGCTTCATGAGTTCCTTGGTAGGAGGGCTCATATCCTTAAATCCCTGACCGAAAGGAACAACCGTGAAGCCCATGCCCTCAAGGTTCTGTACCATCTGGACAGCTCCCCAGCGGTCAAATGCGATTTCACGGATATTGAAACGGTTGCCGAGACGTTCTATGAATTTCTCAATGTATCCGTAGTGGATGACGTTTCCTTCGGTGGTCTGCAAAAAGCCTTCTTTCTCCCAAGTGTCGTATGGCACATGGTCGCGCCGGACACGCAGGTCAAGAGTATCCTCCGGTACCCAGAAGTATGGGAGAACGATGTATTTGTCCTCATCATCCAGCGGAGGGAAAACGAGCACGAAGGCTGTAATATCTGTTGTGGATGACAGGTCGAGGCCGCCGTAGCAGACACGGCCTTCGAGATCTTCCTCGCAGACCGGGAAAGCACATGCATCCCATTTCTCCATAGGCATCCAGCGGACGGCCTGCTTCACCCACTGGTTTAAGCGCAGCTGCCGGAATGAGTTCTCCTCGCCGGGATTCTGCTTGGCAGACTCACAGGCGGCTTCCACCTTGTCGATGCCGACGGTGATGCCCAGCGACGGGTTTGCCTTCATCCAGACCTTCGGATCTGTCCAATCCTCAGATGCTTCAGCTCCGTAAATGACCGGATAGAAGGTGGGGTCGACCTTTCGGCCGTCAATGATGTCCTGCGCCTTCTGGTGGACTTCGTAGCAGATGGTATTCGTATCATTTCCGGCAGTGGTGATCAGGAAATACAGCGGCTGCATTCTTGCGTCGCCGGAGCCTTTGGTCATAACATCAAAGAGTTTTCGGTTCGGCTGGGTGTGCAGCTCGTCAAATACTACGCCGTGGATATTGAAGCCGTGTTTGGAATATGCTTCTGCGGAAAGTACCTGATAAAAGCTGTTCGTCGGTTCGTAGATGATCCGCTTCTGAGAGGCCAGTATCTTTACCCGCCGGTTTAAGGCCGGGCACATTCTGACCATGTCAGCAGCGACATCAAAAACGATAGTGGCTTGCTGGCGGTCGGCTGCGCAGCCATAGACTTCGGCACGTTCCTCACCGTCGCCGCAGCAGAGCAGTAGCGCGACTGCAGCGGCCAGCTCCGATTTTCCCATCTTCTTCGGAATTTCAATGTAGGCCGTGTTAAATTGCCGGTAGCCATTTGGCTTTAGGACGCCGAATAGGTCGCGGATGATCTGTTCCTGCCAGTCTATGAGTTCGAAGGGCTTTCCTGCCCATGTTCCTTTGGTATGGCAGAGCTGCTCGATAAACATTACCGCGAAGTCTGCCATCTCTTTGCTGTAATGGGAGGTCTCTGCCATGAAGTGGGTCGGCTTGTAATTCTTCAGTTTTCGCATTGGCATGAAAGCCGCCTCCTTTCAGGGCAAAATAAAAGACCGCCGAAGCGATCTGGTATCAGAACGAGAGAAAGAGCCCTGCGGCTCAGTCTCCCGGAATATTCGTATTCAGGGTTGTTTCTTAGTTGTAGTTTTCAAGAAGGATGCAAAGCGCCAGCTCCGCTTCCTTGCAGGTGGGGTGGATGTCCCAGCCTCTGTCATAGTTGCAAACGGTCTCGTCGTTGATTTTGATCATCAGCTTGCTGATCTTGCCGCCGTTGATCCCGTACTCTTCGCTGGGTTCTTCGTAATGCTTTACCCAGTAGTGGCACTTTGTGTATTTTTTCTTATCCTTGGCATCCGGGATGCCGATGACTCCTTCGCTCCACATGGTTCATGCCTCCTTTACCGTCATCTTGAAAGCCGGGATGAGGGCGTGCTCATCGCTTCCGAAGTGGGTGTAGCGCTCCTTGACCTTTACGATCCCGTCCAGCGTGCAGCCGAGCTCCTCGAACTTGGCGATGGTCTCGATCAGGCTTGAGAAGGTGGAGCTTATCGTAAACTCCCTAATTCCGAGCTTCCTGCAATCCGCGAGGATGTTCTCAATGTCGTAGTCCCAGATGACCTCGGCGAAGTTCGGCAGGTCGTTTCCGGCTTCCTTGCTGTAAAGGTAGGCCTGTCCAAGTGTCCAGTGACATCCGATCTCTTCCCAGCGCATTCCGGGCTTCGCGTTTTCAATGGCTTCAATTGTGTACTTCATGGTGGTTTCCTCCTTGTGTTGTGTTCCTTTTGGTATGTACATATATCACTCTGAACGCCTGTAATAGCAAGTTAATTCTCGGAATATATGTGACAATCCTGCGGGAACATCCGAGGCATACATTGTGTAGTTTATTCCTCACCGGTCAGAATAAAATACGCGTATTCCTTCCGATGATCCTCAAGGTATAAAACCAGCTCGTAGAAGTCACGTTCGTAGGCCAGCCGTTGCACCGTATTTATGTCAAACATGTTTGTAAGGCCAGTGTCCCGGATGGCGAGGATCTGCTCCTTTACCTTTTCCTCCATATCAGTCCACCACCTTCCGCACGCGGTCTATGCCGTAGACCACATTCAGGCCAGAGCCGTTATCCCAGTCCACCATCAGGGAGCCGGTATCATCGACTCCCGTAACGGTTCCTTTGGTACCGATGGGCGGTGCCTGAACATCGTCCATCTCAAGGAGTTCAACGCGGGTTCCCGCCGGGTAGCGGGAGCGGAGCGATTCAAGCTGCTCTTTAGTAATCATTCGCATGCTGCCACCTCCTTTTCCGGAGCGCCGTTCTTCCAGCTGGAGTTGCCGGAGAGGTTCTTGAGGAGAATCTTGCGTTCTGCCTTGTACTCGTTCCCGATGAAACCAAGCCGCAGCAGGAAGCAGCGGAATGCGTACTTCTCATTGTCTACATCCTTTTCTGTGGCGCTGGCTCGCTTTAAGTCCTTGCTCATCTTGCAGAGGGATGCAATGAAGTGAGTGTAGGCCTTGACCGCGTCCGGTTCCGGCATTTCCGAGAACCAAGGGAAGCTGATCACATCCTCCGTTACCTCGATGCCAAGGTCGTCAATGCCGAGAGCCTTTTTGATGAGGCTTTCCTTGGCTGTGAGGAGGTTGGTGAGGTTTCCGACCGCCACCTTGTCGAGCGGGAGGCTGACTGTAAGGCCGGTGGCTTCATCGTCGCTTTCGACCTCTTCGGTATCCTCCGGTGTGAACCCATCCGCGATCAGGCTGTGGATGATGCGCTCCAGCTTGTCTGCGTCCTCGCAGGTTACGCTGCCTTCCTTGTCGACCGTGATGTCGCCGATCTCATAAGCGCAGGTCGGCATACGCATGTAGACTGCTTTGTCGCCGGTGAGTTTTTCAATGGCCGCGACCAATGCTTTTCTGTCGTTTCCGGTTACGTTGTA